AGCTTAGAGCCTGTCTTGTTGTGGTAAACGTTGCTGATGAGATTACGCTCATCGTCAGTTAGTGTAATTTTAATATTAGTATTCATACTTGCCCTCCCTAGCAATAACACGTGGTTGCTCGCCCATGAAAACTCTAGTCATGCTACCTACGTAATGACCAGTCATTTTCATAACCCACTCGCGAGCTTCTTGTACGTTCCAATGTGGAACAATCATTCTGACTGAACCAGTCTCGCCTCCTGTGCGGAAGCCTACCATCCAATGAACACCATCATGCTTGTCCATAGGAATCTCGTCAATGGCATCATCTACGTTGTCCATGATGCAGTTAATAGTTTCCCAACCACCATGTTGTATCTCAAACTCAACATCGTTGATTAATTCGCCGTAGAATGGCTCAGAAGAACGAAACCATGCTTCTGTGTCAAAGTTTGAATGTGGGCAAATCTCTTTGCCACGACAAATGATGTAGCCTCTGTACAACCAACCAACAAATGAATGCTCGTCAGGTACAGGCTGTTCGTACTCAGAAAGGTACGTGTCAGCATCGCGAATATATAGTCTAGTTTTTTTGTGAACTCTGCTCATAAAATCTCCTATGTGTTAAAAGTGGGGAGGTTGCCCTCCCCGGTTAAATTAGTTAAATAAGTGGCTTATAACAGAACGACCATCAAGCTTTAATACTTCGTCAAGGTCAACAAGCTCTAGTTGGTTTTTACGTCCATTAACAACGTAAGCTTCGCCTGACTCAAGTACATATACGTCACCAATTGAACTTGACCTATGACCCCACTCTTTGCCATCAGAACCAATTTCTAATGGAGCAACAACTTTGATGTATGGACTGTAGTCTTCATTCACTTCGCCATTGCTAAAGTATTGACCTTTAGACCATGAGCCTTCAATGTTCTGAGTAACTCTCCAAGCAAAATTAACATTCGCCTCAAGGTCAGCATTTTTGTTAACAGAAACTTCAGCAACTTTTTTGATTTCGCCTAGGTCTTCAAAAGCTCTGTGATAAACGCTAATGTGTGAATCAGTTTTTACAATTTGGTTTTCCATTTATATCTCCTATGTGTTAAAAATTGTGGGGAGGTTGCCCTCCCCGGTTGATTATCTTTCGTTAAATAAAACGTCCATTCTGTCATCAACATTACGTGTGATAGCATTGAAGTCCTCAGTCGTGTAACCTACTTCCATATACAATGGTGCAATACATGCAACAATTTGGATTGTAGAGTTATCTTTTTGTGAACCAAATTTTCTAACTTGGATTACAGCTTCTTCAATTTCTTCACTAATTGAATTGTAATATTTGACTGGGTTATCTAATGTATTCATTCTAGCTCCTATTGGTTAAAAAGTAGTATGTTTGTCTCAAACATGATGTAATTATACATAAGTTAAATCAAAGTATTTAATTAAATAGAACCGAAAAGTGAAAATAATTTGTGAAATCGCATAGGAGTAGGGTCTGTAGAGGCAAACAAATGTAAACTACCACTTTACACTTGAGCAAAAAAAAAGGGAGGCTGTTAACCTCCCCGGTAGATTGTATTAAGTTATGCGGCTAAAGCCATCTCCTTGAGGAATGGCAGGACTTTTCTTACCTTAGCCTCACGATTGTATACTGTAGCAACTTTGTTAGCCTCATTCTTAAATTTCGCGTGGCTAGACCAGTCAGTTAAAGTATTGAACAATGCCCATACGTTCTTACCCATCTCATCAACGTACTTGATAAATGTCTCTTCAAGTAAAACCTCAAGCCTGTCGCTCTTACCTGCTATTTTTTGAAAGATAACAGTAGCCTGAGCATTTGTTATAGGTGACTTAGGAAACTTCTTCCAAAGCTCCGCATTTTTTGTGTAGACCTCAAGAGCAGTCTCAAGCTTGGCAACAGCCATGTCGATGTCTAAGCTTCTTGTGTGCTTTGCGCTGTACTCAGAGAATGCATCAGCAATTACCTGTCCGTTCATACAAGCTAGTCTAACAGCTCCAACCATTGACATAAATTTCCATGTGCCATCGTATGAGTTAAGAACCATAATTCTGAGCTGTACTGAATCGCCCGGAGCAATCTCAATCTCATGAGCCGGGAACGTGTAAGTCACAATTGTTTTAGCGCCTCTATGAGACTGGCTAATTTTTTTAGTCATGCCAGTCCTGTCTAGATTTGAAGCTAGTATAACTTCGTGGAACTGAGGCATAATATCTGCGTTCTGAACGAGATTATAGTTTTTGCCTACAATTGCTATTGGTGAACCTGCATCGTTGACAATAGCTTTGTGTGTCTCAACAACCTGCTCATTTTCTACGCATCTATGATTAGTATAAATTTCGCTTTTTGTAAATATGCGTTGCTCAGTTACTCTGTTGTATTCGTTTACTATTTCCATGTTATCTCCTTAATGATGGGGAGGCGAACCTCCCCGGTTAATTTACTTACCAAAAAATAATTTGTGACCTGCTTCAAAAACTTTATTGTATGCGTTGACCTCAAGAGCATACTCTAAGAAAAAATCCCAGTCACTACCAAACAAATCTTGGTCAGCATTATGTCTATCCCAAGCCTTGTCAATTTCTTCCATGCCTGTAAGTAGGTTGCCATTTTGAACAACAACATTAATAGCCTCATCTAGTGACAGGTCTTTTTTAAATTGGTTAGGTATTCTAAAAGTCATTATCTAATCTCCTGTATTCCATCATATAAAATTTCGTCTTCAAGCTCACTAAGAATATTAATGATAGCACCCTCAGTAAAACCGCCCATATCGTCATCGTCATTTTCGTCATGCTCTTCAACAACAATTGGTTTGAATCTAAGTGCAGGTCTGTAATCGCTAGTCAAGTGAACGCTAACTGCACATTCTATTTTGTCAACTATTGGCTGAACTTTTTCATTTGATGTCAATGTGATGTAAGCAATTTGAAATGGCTTTTTAGGTTGTCTGTTAAAAAACACATCATGAGGAGTTGGTTGTAAAAATCTGTCATGAGTATGCTCTTCAAAATTTACCATTGTAATTTCTACTATTGTGTCGTTTATAAGTGTTGTCTTCATTGTATCTCCTATTGGTTAAAAGTGCATGTCCGTATCTCGAACATGAGACAATAATACTTTATATTATATAGAAATGCAAGAACTATTTAATTAGACAGAAAAATAGGGTCAGAAAACAGACCTATTTATGCAACAAATTTAGGTGTTTTTATGTCATGCAAATTAGGCATGTTTTGTAGGTAATTAGACAGATTTGTAAAAGTCGGTCTTCAGCAAGGGGTCAAATCTTCGATTCTAGAGGTGCAAGTTGCTCACCTTAATGCTAGTATGTCTTTTCAATAATCTCAAGATTGCTACATTTTTGTACAATCCGATATACTCTTTTTTAGGGGCAAAAAAAATATTTTATTTAAAAACTTTTTTCTCTAATTTGATTTAGTTTATCATATGAATTTTGTGGTTTAGAGAAAACAAAAAACCCCAAGAGGTCTGGAATGTTCTCTCAGGGTTTTTCTAAACTTGGTGTGTTGGTCACCTGTTCTGAGATTTATTATACTTAAATTCTCATCAAAGCAAGTTGGTTTGACTCACCTTGGATACGACTGGACAAATGTCTCGCTCTTCAAAAAGTGTCACTCAGTCCAGTATAAATATTAAAGAGATTCAGCAATTGTATTCCACACGCTGTTGATTGATGTTGGATTGAGAAGCTCTACATTGGTAACCACCTTGGAGCGATAAATAAAATCTAGCGCAGAGTGCAGAAGGCTGAGTACCTATTACAAGGTAGCGATGACTCTGACCTGAATAGTTGTAATGGTTTCAGGCATACGGATAAATACTGCGAAGGACTGTATACCGATGACAATCTCTAACTGCTTAGTTGTGGTTAGGGATTTTCTTTGTCACCGAAAAGCCTCAGCTCAGGAACTGAACCCGATGTCTAAAGAGCTTTAAAAAAAAAGAGCGTTTAGCTCAGGCTCTTCAGAAAGTAAGTCTCCGAAGGAGAAGTGTACACAAGAAAAAAAAAGCTAAACCAACTAACGCTTCGTATCTCAATTGATATAATTAAGTCTAAGTTAACTAATATTAAGGATATGAATACAACAGGAATAATCTATTACCAATCTATACCTGCTGAGATTAAGAAGCTAGGCATTACCCAAAAAGAATGTGCAGACATGATGGGAGTTAGCTTGTCAGGTTTAACACATAGAATCAAAGCAGACAGACCTCAGTTTCATCTAGCAATTTATGGACTAGCAACTTACTTAGGTCAGAATTCAGGAAACTTACAAGCTAATGTCCAATGAAGATGTAGCTGAAACAATTTATAAGCTGTATGGTTTGCTTACTAAAATTGAAGACAGAAAATTAAAGTCTGATATTGAAGACCAAATTATAGCTTTATGTGACCAGTTGAAATTTAATATGGTTATGGATAAAGCTAAAAATAAATGAAGAACGATGAGCATGAAGTACAGAAAGCAATATGTCAGTATTTAGACATGCGACAGATTTTTTATTTTGCTATTCCTAATGGTGGCAAGAGAAGTAAAAGTGAGGCAGGAAAGTTTAAGGCAGAAGGTGTAAAGAGTGGAATACCTGATGTATGTTTAATTATGCCGGGAGGGTTTGCTTATTTCTTGGAAGTAAAGAGACCTAAGAATGGCAAGACACCTAAGGGTAGATTAACTGATAACCAAAAAAATATGATAGAAGCTCTTGATGATGTAGGATGTCCAACTGCTGTAGTGTATTCTGTAGCTGATGTCATCTCACAATTAATTGACTGGGGATTTAATGAAACAAAGTAGAATCACAAAAGCGGCTAAAGGGTCTCCATGCACATTCAACAGCGACTTATGCGACCCCGGTGTGAACAACGAGAAGGTTGTGTTCTGTCACTTGAATGGTGCAGGTATGGGTCAGAAAACTACAGATGAGCTTGGTAGAGACATAGGTTTCTTTGGCTGTTCAGCATGTCATTTGGTGTATGACACAAAAGAGCATGATTACTATCAGCCTTACTTTATAGATGAGATGGCTGAGTTTGCTGTAACCCGAACAAAAAGACTGTTAGTTAGGGCAGGAGTTGTTGGAGAAGAATATGGCTACAAGTGAGTAAATTTGTAGAAGATTTAGAAGTAGGACATAACGCAGAGCAGAAAGTTTTAAAGTTATTACAGACCCAATATCCTAGTGCTAGAATTCTTGATGGATATTGTAAGGAGATGGATATATTTGTTCCTGAGACTGTTAAAGGATATGAAGTCAAACAGGATTTTAAGAGTGAGCATACAGGCAACATTGTAGTGGAAGTAGCAATGTATGATAAGCCTTCAGGGTTAATGACAAGTAAAGCTTATGCATGGGTTTTTGTTACACCAAACCAGTATGCTTTTATAGAACGAGATAGGATTAAAGATTGCATTATTGAAAACAATTTACAGTACAAAACGTTTGTTGGAAATGGTGATACAGAAGCTAAGAATGCTTACTTAATTAAAAAGGAAATGTTGTTTAATTATGCATATAAAATTTTAAATTATGACTGAGGCATTAAGGAGATTATTTATTGTGAGTAATACGTTAAGCAGAATATTACAGAGAGACAAACCCAAAGCTCAGATTGTAGAGAGCCAAGTCAGAAAATTTTTTAAGGAGACAAATGCAGAGGAGGCTGTCATTACAATTAAGGAGAACAGAAACACTAGAACCGGCTTACAAAATAATCTGTATTGGGTCATTATTAAGCAAGTGAGATTAGAAACTAGAAACTCTGAGAATGCTATTCATGACCATTTACGTGAAGAGTTGTTGGAAGTTAAATATGAGGAGGTTGCAGGTAAACCACAAAAGGTGCTAAAATCCACTACAGAATTAAATACAAAAGAGATGGGTACTTACATTGGCGATTGTATTGATTATGTACAAGGAGAGTTGATACCCGGTTTTACATTAGAGTTACCGGATGGATGGCAGGGGTTATTGATTGACAAGTAATACGCTAGGACATTTTTTATTTCTACCTACAGGTAGTGCTTACAAAATACTGGGTGTCCTAACTTATTAGGAGATAGATATGGCTAGACCAACAATATATTCTGAAGAGCTTGAAGATAGAATGCTAGAAGAGATAGCTTCCGGTAGAAGTGTCATCAGTTTATGTAGAGAAGAAGACTGGACACCGAATGCAGATACTTGGTACAGATGGATGTATAAGATAGATGGATTATCCGACAGATACACGCGCGCGAAATCAATCAGCTCTGAATTTCACGCTGACCAAATCTTAGCAATAGCAGACTCAGCAGATAATCAGAACTATCAGGTAGCACGCTTACAGATAGACTCAAGGAAGTGGGTAGCAAGTAAGCTCGTGCCTAACAAGTACGGGGAGAAGTCACAGATAGACCACACAAGCTCAGACGATTCTATGAAAGCTCCTACTGTTATTAAATTAGTTAGCAAATCAGATGGCTGAGGTTGTTGAAGAGATTCAGCTCCCGGATAAGTTAATACCTGTCTTTGAAGGAACAGCGCGGATTAGGGCATGCTACGGAGGCAGAGGGAGTGGAAAAACCA